AGAAGCCCGCGAAGATGCGGGCTTCTTCTATTTTGCCGGTGAGGATTGTGCGAGCAGTTCAGTCTTGCGGCTGGAATCGTTGGTGGTCCCGAACCAGAATGCCATGACAACGCCCCATGCGGTTGTCAGCGATCCAAGCATAAGCAGTAGGGCCTGCGAGTCGCTGACCTTCAGCCATCCGGACATCATGCCGAGCAGCAGGCCAAAGAAGCCGACAGTAACCAGCACGGACAAGATTGCCGGGATGAGGCTTCGCGTCATCTTCTGCATGTCGCGTGCATCCTTGCGGTCGCCGGCCGCAATTGCCTCAAGGTCGACAATCTGTTTGAAGCCAAGTTCTTGCATATGCAGCGCGAACTCTTGGTCAGCTTTCTTGATGGCCAGCATTTGCTCTGGCGTAGCGCCGGCCAAAGCAGACTTGACGGTCTCGACAGTCTTGTCTTGCAGGCCAAGTGCATTGCCGATCGCTTCGACTGCCATGCCGCCGAGAGGGCCGCCCAGCGCGGTTCCCAGCCAGGGGGCTACCGTTCTCACCAACGATTGCCAGTCCATTATGCAATCCCCGCTACGTAAGTGGTTCCGGATGGGCCGAAGTGCGCAGTTGATACCTGGCGCCGCGGCTCTTTCTCCGACAGGCCGACATGAACCCACGTGCCCTCATGGATCAATTGATCGAATAAGATATCGCTGGCGGAAATCTTCTGCGCCAATTCGCGTGCAGACAGGCCCACAGCGTTGATATCAGCAGCCAGGCCTTGAACATGCATGCTCTTGCTGGCACCGCCTACGGCCACGTTTAGCGCCGGGCAGCGGTAGCCACTGGAAACCACAATCGGCCTGCCGACCAGTGCGCGGATCTCTTCCAGCACGGCTGCGGTGCGTTTGAGGTTTTCAACGATCCGATCGGCCGGCGTGTTGTCGATCCGGCGCCGGGTGGCAATCTGCGAGTTCACCAGTTCATCCAGTGAGAAATGTTCAGTGAGTTGCATGGCTACTCCTTTGAGGTATGCCGATCCCGCCAGGCTTTTTCAACGCGGATGGCCCACCAACCGGCGATGAGCAGTCCAGTGACGATACCGACGCCCATTGAGATAATGGACATCCACCCTTGGATAAGCTCCATCTTCGCCGCGGCGCCAATGCCTGCCGTGCCAGCCGCGATGGAAGCCGATACCTTTGTGCTGGCTATCGCGTTCTCAATCAGGGATGCTGTGCTTTCGCTTTCGTTCATTTTTTCGCTCAAGTATTGTTGCGACCGCTGCCAATATGCCGATGGCGAACCATATCGACCCTAGGACGATCAGTAGTATTGTCTTCATCGGTGCGGTCGGGGATAAAGAAACAGGCCCACTGCGCAACGGTCAGCACCCACATGTAAGTGTTGTAGATGCTGGGCGGTGCGTAGCTCATGTACAGAAGCCAGCCGGCCAGGTTGCCGACCATGAACGCAACCAGGAACCATTGCGACCAGTCGAGCAGCCGGCCTTGCAGAAGAAGTGGCGCGACGAGCCATAGCAGCAGCCAGTCGGAAAGCATTGCCGTTCCATGGAACAGTAGCATGCCGGCAGGCGTGTTGTGTGCTGTTGAGTCGATCAGGAATCGATGCAGAAGCATGGTGCCGACGATTGCCGCCAGCATCCCAGCCCGTGCGCGCCAGGAGTTCATTTTGTCTTCTTCTTCGTCGGGGTGGCTGGCACAGAGGTTTTCTCTGGTGGTCGCTGCTGGCCACCACCGGTGCCGGTACCCATATTCAATTTATGCATGTTGTTTCCTTTCATTAGTTAGCTTGGAAGCGGTAGCGGAACTGTACCACTCGCGTACCGCCAGCGGCAGCCCATGAAGAGGTAAAGCAATTCGTGCCGCCAGTTTGTACGAGGCCCACGCCGCCATCAGTTACGGTGCCGCTAACTACGGTACAGGTGCTATTACGTACAGGTTGGTAGGGCAGGTTGTTGATGAAGGTTGAACTTGCAGTACTCTGAGTAGTACAGGTGCCAGTCGTGGCAATCTGTGCTTCGCCCTCGATGAATGGGCCATCGAAGCGATAGGAGCCGGTGAAAGTCGCCCCACCAGTGCCATTAACGACGGTCAGGCCGGTCCATGCTGGAACCCACGTCTGCACGCCATTCAGCCCCATGGTGCCAAGGTACTTGCCTACCTTGAACGTCGATGCGCTCTCGGGCGCGATGTTGATGCCGGAAGGCGAATTGTAATCGCCGTTGACGAAGGAGCGCAGGCCGTCGAAGGTGAAACGGCCAGCCAGATCCACGTTCAGAGCGTTGACCACCGGCGCGCTGCAGTTCACATTGCTGAACTGGATGCCCAAGCAATCGGATTGCACATGCAGAGACTTGTTCGACGTGGTGTTGCGGATGTCCATGTTGCTGACTTCGACGCCGGCAATGGCGCCGAACGTGTCAAAGCCATATGTCACCGCGTCCTCGATGATGATGTTGCTCATGGTCACATCGCGCAGCAGGTTCACGTTCACGGCGCGGGTGTCGCAGACCAGTTTGACCCCGATATCGCCGCCGCGCGTCTGTGCGTTGGTCAGGGTGAAGTCAGCTAGGGAACTGGTGGCCGCATAGATCAGGATGCCCTGCACGGCAGTCGCCAGACCGCTGTTGTCGATGAACACATTATCCACGTTGCAGCGCAGCGCCGGTGTGCCAGTGACGCCAGAGTCCGCCTTGAACGTGAAGCCCGCCTGTGAGCAGTTATAGGCCAGGAATCCATTGCCGTTGCTGTTCGTGGTTTTCATCACCACGCCCCACTGGCCATTGCGGGCAATCAGATTCTGGAAGTTGCTCTTATCCAGCCCTTGCAGTAGGAAGTTGTGGAATGCGGCAGCCGGATCTTTCAGCAGACAGATAACATCCTTCACCACGATGTTATTGCGGATCGTGCCGGCCGCATCAGTGATCACCAGGGCATCCATGCCGGTGCCGCCATTGATCGCCGTGCAAACATCGGAGCCACAATCAACACCGAAATTTTCCATGCGCAGACGGTCGCCGTTCAGTTGCAGCTTGCCTTGAATGATCGATCCACCCGTCAGCGCGGTACCGCCGGCGTTGTAGCTTGGCATGCCGGCGCCGCGGATCGTCAGGTCGGAGCGCGTCTTTGAGAAGTTCGCCACCACTGGCGTATTGCCAAGCAGCAGGACGCCGCCCACCGGCATGTTGTCGATCGCGTTCGCCAGGTTATTGCCCCACTGTGCAATGTGGATCACGCCGTTGTGAACAAGCTTCCAGCGGCCGCCATCCGTTGCAACGATGATCGTCCCGCCGTTATCCGTACTGGTCAGGTCGGCCACGTCCAGGCGGTAATGGCTGACAAAATTATTGGTGTTGTCGAAGATCATCGCGTCTTTGGACGGGGTTGTCTTCACCAGGGCCCGCAACTGAGTGATCGAGTAGACGATCTGCACGCCCCGGCCGATCATGGCAGAGCCGTTTTCAACGTCGGAAACATCAGCCAGTTCAGAGCGCAGGCTGCCGATTGCCGCACCGAACCCGTAAGGGTCAGTGTTGTAGTCGTCCACCGTGTAGATCAGGTTGTCGAACTCGTCCATGACTTCGACCTTGTACGACCCATTCCAGAAGATCGCACTGTCCGGCTCGCCGCGCCCGTTCAGGATGATCGGGTTGGCTTGGGCAATCGTGCCGGCCGCATCCGTGTAGGTGTCCTTGGGGGTGTTCGTTCCTGCAGAATACGTGTGAATCTTGCCGCCGGCTAGAGCACGCGTCCCGAATCCGGTGTAATGCTGCTTTGGTACGGGCATCAGTGATGCGGCCATGTGTTTCTCCTTATACTTGCGTGAATGCGCTGCTGTCCATCGACAGGCCGTTGCCCAGGGCCTGGACGAAGTCGCCAGGCTCAAGCACGCGGCCAATCAACTCCGGGCAGGTGTAGGTTTCGCCGGGGGCGATGTTGCGGGCACTGATGCGCTTGTTGGCCGATGATGCCGTGCCGCCCGACGCCACGATATGCACGGTCGCTGGGATAACGCCGGCTGTATCGTTGGTGATGGTTGTGTTGATGATCCGCGTCTTGGTGCCGGTTGGGCTGGTATAGAGCGTCACAAGCGCGCCAGTCAGCGCAACGCCTGGGATGATGTTCTTTTGCGAAATGGTCATGACGTTCCTTTTATGAGCCGATGCCGTTATTAATGAGCGCAGTACGCATATTGTTAGCCAAAGTGATAACCGTAGGCAAGTCCGTTGCAGCAGCGCCAAGTGCGGCAGCCGTCTGCGCAGTCTTCCCGTTACAGCCGAATGCGCCTACCGATGTGACTGTGGAGAACCGGCCAGTGGCAGCTGTGGTAGCACCGATCGACATGTTGTTGATGGTTCCAGCGGTGGCCGGCGCCAACGTTACGGTACCGGTGCCGGTTGGGCTGATCACGACATTGGCATTCGCTGGGCTGAGCGTCACCGCGGCGGAGGCTGTCAGTGTGGTGAATGCACCCGGCGCCGCTGTCAGCGAGCCAATACTTCCCGGGCGCTCCCAGTTCACGCGGAATGGGTCGGTATAGCCAGAGAGCGCTTCCAAGTCATTGATGCGCTTCTGCATCTCTGCATTGCTCGCCTCAGCCACTTGCAGGGCGGCCAGCACATCATAGAACTGGCTGAAGTCGACCACGGGCGGCAGGGCGGTGCTGGACATCAGCTCCAGGTCGGAATTATCGCTGCCACCCTCGCCGCCGACACGCTGCAGAACGTCGGTCAGGGCGCGGAAAAACTCCGGCGTCATCAGAACTGTGCCGTTTTCCTGCACAACGCCAATCGCCACACGGGCCGGGAATAGGTTGAGCGTCGACATTATTTCTCCGGATTGAGCGTGGCGCCCAGCACGACGCGCTTGACGGGGTCGCTCCAGGTGATGCGGTAGACGCGATCATGGGAGCGGCCGAGACGGTTCCAGACGGCGCGCGCGCGGTATTTGCCTTTGCGCCCGATACTGGCCGCCCGCTGGTTGCTCCACGTCCGGCCGCCGTCGTCGGACCAGTCCAAGTAGACCTTGGGATTGGAACCCTGGCCACTGGTCAGCCCGACTCCGGTTTCCATGTCAATTTGCAGCCGTCCATGGGTGAGCCATTGATAATCCGGCCCGGCAATGTGCGATGCGGCACGAATGGCCGGCATCGGGTCACCATCGTCGCTGTAATAGTCCAGGTCCAGGGCATAAATGCGGCCGTCCGTCCAGTCGCCAACTATATGGGTTCGGTTGAAGAAAGTGTGGCAGTTCGAACGATGGCGCTCCAGTTGCCCATTGGATGGATTCAGGTAGGCGCGCTGGTGCCAGAGTTGTGTTGCCGCGTCGTAGACCCATGTCTTGCTAGCGGTCGGGAATGTCAGGACATAGAAGGCATGCCCCTCCTGTTGATAGGAGTAGGCCACCGCATCTGAAATCGTGTCGTAGCTGGCCAGTTCGGTTTCGATGGCGTCGGTCGACACGCGGCGCGGGGTGTAGCCATCCAAGCGCCAGATAATGCCCTCGCCTTCCTCACTGCCGCCCAGCCAGAATACCGTATTGTCCAGCGGGGCGACGGAGTTCGCGGCAGCGCATCCCTGCATGATGGCGGCATTGGTGTCACGCGCAAATGGGAAGTCTGGGTTACCGGAGCGGCGCCAGATTTCAGTTACCGTTTTCTTGAAGAAAATCAGGTCGTCATGGTTGACGATGAACGTGATAATCGGCTCTGCGTTCGACTCGGCCGACGCGAAGTC